CTAAAACCAACAAACAATACAAAAGAACTGGATAAAACGTATTCAGGTAAGTACCTTGTCACTGCGGTACGACACATTATTAAGCAAACTGCATATCAGACAATTTTGGAAGTGGCCAAAGAAAGCTTACCAAAAGCACAAGAAGGTGCAAATAATTCAGACAAGAATGTTAGACAGGCGATTACAGCATGATGAACAATTTTATTGGTAAAGACGGTTTTCATTGGTGGTTGGGTGTCGTTGAAGATAGATTCGACCCATTAGGATTAGGCCGGGTGCGTGTCCGTATGTTCGGTCACCACACAGACAACCTTGAAGAATTGCCTACGGATGGTCTATCTTGGGCGTTACCGTGCCTACCACCTAATGTGTCAATGACTGACGGTGCACCTCTGGAGGGTGACTATGCGTTCGGTTTCTTCACTGATGGTGAATCTAGTCAAGCACCTGTCATTATTGGTATATTTCCAGGCATACCAAAAAATGGACCAAACACATCTAAAGGTTTCTCAGAAGGTTCATTTTATCCACTAGGTGAACCTACTAGTAGCAGACTACACAGAAATGAAAAAATTGAAGAAACTGCAATTGGTTACCACAATAATAACCTAGATACCAGTGTGCCTACGGCTAGTGGTGGTACCTGGAGTGAGCCAGAATCACAATATGATGCAAAAATCCCATACAACCGAGTGACACAGACTGAAGCAGGGCATGTATTTGAGTTGGATGACACACCTGGTGCTGAGAGGATACACCTACACCATAAGATATAGTTATGAATGGTAGCACTATTAATATGAATCATGGTACGATGGGTGCTGCAAGAATTGGAGACACGGCAGATACTGGTGATGATGGTACTGGCAGTCACTTTGATAGTAATCCACCAGGCACCAATGTTATCGAAACTGGTTCAGGTACAGTATTCATTGGAGATTAAAATTTCGAAATTTCTCATTCCGGCCCAAGAATTTTCTCCGACAGAACTCAGATTCCAAAAAGCGCATTTACTTTTAGCTCATAAATAAAAGATGACAACTTTAACCAAAATATACTCAGACATAGACTTTACTTTCACCAAAAAACCGGTGACAGGTGATGTTGCTTTAAGTTTTGATAATAAGGCTGTTATAAGATCAATCCGAAATTTGTTGTCAACAAGAAAATATGAAAGACCATTTGATCCTGAATTGGGTTCTAATATTGATGCACTTTTATTTGAAAACTTCTCACCACTTGTTGCAAGTTTAATTGAAAGAGAAGTTACTGATACCATAAACAACTATGAACCGAGAGCATTGTTAGATAGTGTCCGGGTTTCTGCTGATCCAGATTCAAATCAATATAGTGCCACAATAACATTTTACATAGAAAATGCAACATTACCGACAACAGTAACACTTCTTTTAGAGAGAAATAGATAAGATGGCTGCAAATACTGGTTTCAATATAACAGAACTAGATTTTAATCAAATAAAAACTAGCCTGAAGAGCTTTCTTCAGTCACAAGATACTTTAAAAGATTATAACTATGATGGTTCTGCACTTTCAACACTATTGGACATTCTAGCGTACAATACACAATACAATGCTTATTACTTGAACATGGTGGCCAACGAAACATTCTTGGACACAGCATTACAGAGAGCATCTGTAGTTTCCCATGCAAAAACATTGGATTATGTACCAAAATCTTCAATTGCACCGACAGCCACAATCAATTTAAAAGTCAATCAAGTTACTGATGCATCATTAACATTACCTAAATTTACATCATTTTTGGCAGAATCTATTGATGGTGTCAGTTACAGCTTTGTGACAACTGAAAATTCTACAGTTACAGTATTGAATAACACAGCAAATTTTGATAATATCACATTGAAACAAGGTACACCAGTATCTTTGTCTTTCACTTATGATAGTACCACAAATATCAAATCAATATTTGAAATACCTGAAATAAATGTGGACACAACCACATTAACAGTTTCGGTGCGTGAATCATCATCAAACAATTTTTACAATATTCACACCCACGCAAAAGATTATCTAACACTCTCAGGTTCTTCTTTGGTATATTTCTTACAAGAAAATGTCAAAGGTTTCTATGAAGTTAGTTTTGGTAATGGTGTACTAGGTAAAAAATTGACCAATGGCAACATTATCACACTTTCTTATGTGGTGACAAATGGATCCGCTGCAACTGGTGCAAACAATTTTGTGTTGATGGATTCAATATCAGGTTATTCAAATACAAGAATTTATCCATTGACCTCTGCAACTCAGGGTGGTGATAGAGAAACAATAGAATCAATCAAGTTTCAGGCACCAAAGTCATACTCAGCACAAGGTCGTGCAGTAACCAAAGAAGATTACATCACAGCAATCCAACAAAACAATCTTGGTTACTCATTCGATTCAGTGAATGTTTGGGGTGGCCAAGAGAATGATCCACCAGTTTATGGGCAAGTATTCATTGCAATGAAACCATCTGGTGCATATATGTTGACAGAAAATCAGAAATCAAAACTGATTAAAGATGTATTGAGACCTATATCGGTTCTTACCGTAGAACCAACAATTGTTGATCCAGATTATACCTATATTCAAATCACTGCAAATGTATTGTATGATCCTAAGAGAACAAGATTGACTGCAAGTGAGATAAAAGAAAATGTCAAGACTGCAATCAATAACTATGCAAAGTCAACACTAAACAGTTTTAACTCTACATTTAGATCATCTGAATTCAATAATCAAATCAATTCAGTTGATTCTTCTATAATTACAAACGAAATATCTATTCAACTACAGAAGAAATTTTATCCAAATCTATCTACACCAACCACATACAAGTTGTATTATGGTGCAGGGTTAAAGCGTGGTATGTTTTTGAGTGGTATAGGCAGTTCACCTTCAGTTGTATACAGAAACCCATTAAATTTAGCACAAACAATTAATGGCCTTTACATTGAAGAAGTACCATCATCAACAGGTGGTGCAGAATCTATCACAATAACTAATCCGGGTTTTGGTTATCAAGGTCAACCAACAGTTACCATACTAGGTGATGGTACAGGTGCAACAGCAGAAGCTGTTATGACAAACAATGGTACTATAAAACAAATTAATGTTTTAACAAAGGGAACGGGTTACACATCAGCCATACTTAGAATTACACCAGCAGTAGGTGATACAACAGGTTCATCTGGTGCAGGTATCATTACACTTGAAGGCCGTTATGGTGTGTTGAGATTATATTACAATGACACAACAAATGTCAAGACTGTATTTAAAGGTAATATTGGTACTGTAGACTACAATTTAGGTGTTGTTACATTGGATGCATTTTCACCATTGAATGTGAATAATGATTTAGGCCTATTAACAGTAACCACCAACCCAACAACAACAATTATTTCTTCCACATATAATAGAGTTATTACTGTAGATGAATTTGATCCACAATCTATTATTGTAAATGTTACCGCTAAAACAACATGATAGACAATAATCAAAAAACATCCAATCTGGTTTTATCTCAGTTACCTGAGTATGTTCGGGATAATCCTGATTATGCCAACTTCAATCTATTCTTAAAGGCATACTACGAATGGATGGAAACAACTGGTAAGGTAACGGATAGGTCTAAAAACTTATTGAATTACAAAGATGTTGATGCAACAACGGAAGAATTCATAGATTATTTCAACAACGAATTCTTACCCTTCTTTCCAAGAGAATCTTTAGTAAGTCAAGAACAAGCTGTAAAAGTTGCAAGACAGTTGTACCAAAGTAAAGGTACACCAGCATCGTATGAATTTCTTTTCCGTGTACTCTACAACACAGATGTTGAAATATTCAATACCAAAGACTCGGTGTTCAAAGCATCTGGTGGCACATGGTACATCGCAAAGAGTTTAAAACTATTATCGGCCAATCCATATTTCTTACAGACAAAAAACTATAGAATTTTTGGTGAAGTTTCAAAATCTATTGCAACAATTGAAGCTGCTGTATTGGTTGGAAACAAAACCGAAATATTCATATCAAACATTGAAAGACTATTTAACTCTGGTGAGACTGTTAGGATTGTAGATTCAAACAACCAGGATGTTTTATTTGGTGGTAATATACTTCGTGCAAAAATTGTTGGTCAAATTAGCCAGATAAGAGTTAATCCAACAAGCCGTGGTTTAACATATCAACCTGGTGATCCAGTTGTTGTTTATGGTGGCCTAAATGCAAACGTTGCAAATCCAGTTGGTGCAACAGCAAAGGTTGGTGAAATTACCAAAGGTTCTATTCAGCGTATCAATGTGGTTGATGGTGGTTATGGTTACTCATTAAAACCAAATACCATTATCATAATTGAAGATTCGGCCATAAGTGGTGCAAGAGCAAACGTTGCATCTATATCTCCATATTTACCTCCATCATTTAAAATAATTAACGGTGGTACAGGTTATAGAATTAACGATTCAGTTGTGTATGAAGAATCCACTTTTGCATATGTTTCTGAAGTTGATGCACAAGGCACTATAACAAATATTAGATACACTCAAACAGTAAATGCACAAGCTATTGTTGGCATAACTGCACAAGTATTTTCTTCAAATGTACAAGCCTCTGGTGCAAATATACAAACTGCCACGGCAGTAGGCAACGCAAGAGCCAATGTGGCTTTCATACCAATGGATGTTATTGGTTTTAAGAGAGAGATCAGATTAAGTAATGCAAATTTCTTCTTTGCTAATGTTGGAACATCTACTAAAGATACAACTCTTGCAAATGCATTTACTTTTGGTTCACTAACAACATTTCCTATATCTTCCATTTTTGTTGACAATGGTGGTGGTGGAATAACTAAGATACCGGTGGTTCTGGTTATCAAGTGAACGATAGAATTGTTTTTAGTGGTGGTCGTGGCCAAGGTCCGTATGCAAATGTAATAGGTGTGAATGGAACTGGAGCAATTACAGCAGTAGATTTTTTTATTGATCCACAGTATCGTACATATCCAAAATGGCCATTAGGCGGAATGGGATATACGAATGATTATTTACCTAGTTTGTCGGTAACATCTGCAAATCCATCAGCGACCGGTGCAAGTTTGTTTATTCCAGGTATTCTAGGAACAGGCGCAACTTTCTCTCCAGTTGTAGATAGAGCAGGTTCAGTAACAACAATCTCAATTGAAAATTACGGTGAAGATTATGAATTCAAACCTAATGTGTCAATACGAATACAAGATATTGTGGTATCTAATGTTGCAATTGAAAACTTGCCACAAAAAGATGATGTAATCTATCAAGGTCCAACAATCAATCTTGCTTCATACACAGCAAGAGTCAATTCAGTTTCATTGTTGTCTGCTGATGCGAACTCACAATTGTCATTATACAATTTGAGGGTTTACAATTACGATTCAAAACCAAATCCAAAACTACCTTTGGTGATTGATGGTAAGTACATCAGTCTGCCGATGGCAAACTCTGCATTTCCACAATTTGTACAGACATATAATTATTTTGATGCAGTTGGTAACCAAACAGTGTATATACCAGAACTTATGATAAGTCTGGTGTGATAACATTTGGTGATGGATCCGCAAAAGCTAACGCAACATTCTTGAATGGTCTTGTGATTGGTGAGGGCCAGTATTTAACAACACAAGGACAACCAAGTTCTTATGATGTGTTGCAGAGTACCAAGTACAACAATTTCACATATCAGATTACACTTGAAAAAGAAATTGCAAAATATAGAGAAGTGTTGTTGAACCTATTACATCCAACTGGAACAAATGTAATTGGTCGTTATGCATTGAAATCAAACAACAGTATGTTCCATCATGCACAACAAGGTTTGTATGGTGGTGAACCATTAGCTTACTATTTGGGCGAACATACTTCTGATGCACTGAGTATCACAACCAGTTTTACCAACAAGAGTAACAATGTAATTAAATTTAACAATAAACTTGGTTCAAATCTAGAAGAATTTATATTTCCAAACGTAAGTACAATTGAAATTAAGAATGACCGTGGCGTAAACATCAAGTCTTTAGTTATTGCTGTTGATGATGCAAAAGATTCAATCACAATTGCAAGTAATGTTTGGTTAACATTTGGTAATGTGGCCGTTGTTACTGGTACTTCTGGTACCAACACACTAAATATTACATCATTGACTGGTCAATTTGATTATGAAAACAATGGTGTGTATAGTAATACAAGTTATCCATTAAAAGATATTGTTTATACTGGTGATTCTATCAAAGTAAACAATAATATATACACAGTTAAATCTGTGAACTATTTGGAAGATAAAATTGTTTTAACAACTGACTTATCATCCAACGAAAACACCTTACTATCTGTTAAAAGAAATTTCATTGCAAACAGCACACTTGTATCAAATCAAATTAAAATATTTGGTCCTATTGGACTACAATATATACCAGAGATTACCACAGAAGATGGTATTACATTAACAACAGAAGACGATAGAACAATCCTATTGGGGTAAACAATGTCAACAGTAAAAATTTCGCAATTACCAAGTCTAACAAAATTAGATAGTAACACATCCAACACAATCTTAGTTGGTATTGATGTGTCAACCAGTGTTACCAGTAAATTTACAGCTAGAACTTTGGCGGATAGTTTGTATTCCAATACTGCATTGAATGTTGGTAACAATGCAATCATTCTTCCAGATGTTATTGCACAATTTGCAGGAAACAGTTCTGCATATTTACAAACCAATTTACAAAATCACGATTCTGATGGATCAGCCGACTATGTTATTACTGCTGATGTTGGTTCAGATGAAAAGAATTACATTGATTTAGGTTTGGCTGGATCGACAGACACCGATCCAACATACACTTCTGTATTACCATTAGATGGTTACTTGTATGTACAAGGTAACACCGCAACATCTATTGGTGGCAACCTAATCATAGGCACGACAACCGCAGGTAGAACAGTTAATATTATTGCGGGTGGTCCCGAATCAAATAAAGTT